ATGGAAGCTGGTGATGCACTTAGAATAGATTGTTCTGTTGCAGATAAACTTTCAGGCTCTTTATCGGTTTTAGAAATAACATAGGATTATAAATGCCATTTATAGGAAGAACACCTACAGCAGTTCCTTTAACAGCAAACGATATTGCTGATGGAATAATTTCAACTGCAAAGCTTGCAGATACATCAGTAACTACTGCAAAATTAGGCGACACTTCAGTAACAAATGCAAAACTAAATGCAGATTTAATTTCAGCAGAAACAGAATTAGCAACTGCACCAGCAGATACAGATGAATTTTTAATAAGTGATGCTGGTGTTTTGAAAAGATTAGATGCTAGTCTAGTAGGTGGTAAAGATTTCGAAAAAATTGCAACTGCGTCAGGAACAGGCTCAGCAGGCACAATTTCTTTTACGAGTCCTTTTACAACAAGTTTTGATTTTTATGAGATTAGAGGGGAGTTTTTTACAAGTTCTAATCAAGTAATATATATTCAATTTTTAGACACAGTTGGAAATGCAAAAACAAGTTACTATTATTTAGGATATAATTCTTACGATAATAATTCTAGTTCATCATTATATAGATATACAGGTTGGTCAGCAAATGACATAACGATAGCTGAGGCTCATGACACAAGTTCAACAAGAGGCGCACCATTTACATTTTCACTTTTTAATCCAAAAAATTCATCAATAGGTACATCTTTTATTTATAGACAACACGCATATACAAGTAATGGATATTTTAGATCAGCAGAAGTTATGGGTGGGTTTAATTCTGGTGAGGCCATTAATGGTATAAAATTTTTTATGAACTCTGGTAATTTTAACACAGCATCAAAAGTTACTATATATGGATTTAAGGCATAAATATGAAAAAAATAATTGTTGATGAAACAGGAATACAAAAAGAAGTCGATCTAACATCAGAAGAAATAAAAGAATACAAAGAAAGAGAAAAAATTTATAATGATGGTGCTTTGGACAGATCATTAAATAATTTAAGACGTGCGAGAAATAGTTTACTATTAAACTCAGATTGGACAGATTTACCAAATGCACCTTTGACAGATGAAAAAAAAACAGAGTGGCAAAATTACAGAAATCAGTTAAGAGATATTACAGAGGGTTTGAATACAATAAAAAAAATAGAAACAAAAATGAAAGTTGAAAATGGAAAGTTTGTTAATTTTCCAACTCAACCAAGTGAGGAATAATGGCATACATAGGTAAGGAACCAGCTATAGGAAATTTTGTTAAACTAGATGCTATAAGTACATCTTCAACTAATACTTATAATTTAACTTTAGACTCTGCGGCTTTTGTTCCAGAATCAGCGAATCATATGCTCGTGTCGCTGAATGGTGTTATACAAGCTCCACAAACATCTTTTTCAGTATCAGGTTCTACAATAACTTTTTTACCCTCATCAGGAACTTTATCCTCATCAGATAGCATTGACTTTATAATGGTATATGGAAATGTACTTGATATAGGAACACCATCAGATTCTACAGTAACAAATGCAAAAACAAATTTTGTATCAACTTCGTCTGCGGCTGGCTTACAGATAAAAGGTGATGGAACAACTGACGGATATATTCAGCTCAATTGCAGTCAAAATTCGCATGGAGTAAAATTAAAATCTCCAGCACACTCAGCAAGTCAATCGTACACTTTAACTTTACCAGCTACAGCACCAGCTACAGATAAAATTATACAAACTGATTCATCTGGAAATTTATCATTTATAGACACACCATCAGGAGCTATGACAAAAATTGCAGAAGTATCTGCATCTGGTTCTTCAAATGAAATTGCATTTCAAAATTGTTTTTCATCAACATATCGTAATTATTTAATTATTGGAAATTCAATTCATGGAACTAACTCAAACGAACAAGAACTTTTATTTCAATATTATTCAGGAACTAATACAGCTATCAATTCAGGATATTATGATCGTTTTAATTTTGTAGCTTCAACAGGCTCTGCGCATAGTGCAAGTCAATCAGGTTACGGAAATAACTCTGCACTTTCAGCAGTAAGCCCAACTGCTTGTGGAGATGATCTTACTGAATCATCTAATTTTATGGCTTATTTTTTTGCTCCTTACGAAAATACATCTTACAGAATGTTTTTATCACAAACCATTGGTCGTCATGCCACAAATTCTTATTATTATGCTATGTCAGGCGGTGGAGTTAATACAAATACAGGGACAGCTTATACAGGAATTAGATTTACATTTTCTCAAAGTGGAGTTTTTAAATCTGGATCTAAAATTGTCGTTTATGGGCTAAGTTAAATTATGAAACAAATATTTGATTGTAAAACAGGAAAATTATCAGAAGTAAAACTTTCAGCAAAAGATTTACAAAATATTGAAGCTATGAAAAAAGAAGCTAGTGAAATTCATAAAAAAAGAGATGAAGAAGAAACTAAAATTAAAAATGATAAAAAATCTGGACATGATAAATTAATTGAATTAGGTTTAACAAAAGATCAAATTTTTGCTTTGACAGGATTTAAAGAAGAAGTTGAGGAATAAATTATGCCATTAATAAAATTACAAAGTGAGGGATTAAATTTAGCTGACAATTTTGCTTTTACAGGCACGATTACTGGTGCTGGTGGGGGTAAACTTTTACAAGTTGTCCAAAGCACTTTTACTACAAGATTTCAACAAACTATAAATGGAAATTCTCCTCAAACTTTAAATAATGGATCTAGCGATATTGGGGTTAGTATTACTCCAGCTTCTTCATCAAACAAAGTTTTAGTAACTTTTAATCTTGGTAGAATAACATCACATAACAGTAGTGATGGTTATGGTTTAGCTTTTGCATTACAAAGAGGCGGAAGTCCTATATCTGGTGCTATTAATACAGATGGAGGAAACACACCACCTTATACTTGGTTTGCTGGTTCGGATAGCTTGACTTACGATACAGAGGGTCTTTCTTTTTCATATCTTGATAGTCCATCTAGTACTTCATCACAAACTTATACTTTAAAAACTATATCTCATACGAATAGTAATTACGTAATCACAATAAATGGTTATCATGGTACGGGTTCAAATACTTATAATGGTTACGAGTCAGGAACAATAACTATGGTACAAGCTATGGAGATTTCAGCATGATTATTGAAGCTATATTAAGTATTAATCCAAATGCAAATGTAAGTGTTCAAGGCGATAATTTAGAAAATGCAATTATAAATTGGAATGATACACCAATAATACCAAATGATGAATTACAAGCGGAAATAAATAAACTACAAGCTGAATATGATGCTTTAGAGTGGAAAAGAAATAGAAAAGCAGAATATCCAACACATGAAGATTGTATCCATGCACTATTAGATGGTGGAGATACACTTACAGAACTACAAGAAAAAAGACAGGCAGTAAAAACAAAATATCCTAAACCATAGGAGTCTAAATGCAACTATCCAAACATTTCAAACTTTCCGAATTTGAAAAAAGTATGACAGCACAACGTAAAGGTATAAAAAATAAAGCAGGTGCTGGAGAAATAAAAAACCTTACAGATTTATGTTATGCTGTTTTAGAAAAATGTCGTGTGAAATGGGATAAGCCTGTAACGATAACAAGTGGATATAGAAGTCCAGAATTATGCGAAGCTATCGGATCAAAACCTACATCACAGCATACGTCAGGGTGTGCGGCAGACTTCGAGATAGCTGGAGTTTCTAATCTTCAAATAGCTATGTTTATTTCTGGATCTTGCGATTTCGACCAATTAATTTTGGAATATTATGACAAAGATGATCCGTCAGCTGGGTGGGTTCATTGTTCATTTGTTGAAGGATCTAATAGAAAACAAGTGCTGACATATGACGGAAAAAATTATACTAATGGATTACCAGATGCTAAATGGGTTGATGGTAAACTTACAAACTAGGAGATAATATGTTGACTAAAAAACAAAAGAAACTTCCATTAGCTTTACAGAAAGCTATTATGAAGAGTAAAAAAAAGAAAAAAAAGAAAGCGAGGAAATAATGCCATATCACACAGGTAAAGGTGCTCATTCAAAAGGAATGAAGAAAAGTAAGAAAAAGAAAAATAAAATGGGCAAACGAAAAAGAAAATAATGGTCAAGGTAGCTTCTATTAAAGGTATAATAAAAGACTTAAACCCTAGACAAAAAAAAACAATGAATCGTCACGCAAGACATCATAGTTTAAAGCATATGCGATCTATGGCTAGAGCAATGAAAAAAGGCAGAACATTTGCACAGGCACATAGATCTGCTATGCGTTCAGTAGGTAATTAATGGTTAAATTATCTACACTAAAAGATAAAATCAAAAAGAAAAAAAAATTAGGATTCACAGAAAGAGCATCAGCGATAGCTAGAGGATTATTACCTAGAAAATCTGGAAAGTTTAAAGGTAAAAAAGTTAAATCTAAAAAATATGGAGGAAGAGCATAATGGCTGGATTTACTACTTCAATTACATTAAAAGAAATGATAAATAAGTTTCCAATGCGGAAAAGGAAAAAAAATGTCAAGAAAAAGAAAAAGAAGACTCGTACCAAAAGATAAGAAGACAGGGATCCCAAAAAAATACTTGTCAGGGCTTAAAGGTGCTAAGAGATCGAGAAGAGCAAAATTAATTAAATCTATGAGTGCTGCTTATAGATCTGGAGGGTTTATATCTCCATCTGCATTTAGAATGAGAGTAAAAATATAATGGCATCAAGATTTAGAAGACCACTATCAGCAAGAACACAAGCTACATTAAGAGCAAAAGCAAAGACTAGAAAAAATATTACATATGGACAATTAGTAAAAGTTTATAGACGTGGACAAGGTGCATGGTTATCTGGAGGATCTCGTCCTCGTATTCCTATGGCCGCTTGGTCAATGGCAAGAGTAAACAGTTTCTTGCGAGGAAGTAGAAAGCATGATACTGATCTTCGAAGAAAAAGGAAACGATGAAAACTAATAAAGAAAAATTTGTAGAATTAGATGGCAGAATAAAATTAGTAAATCAAAAAATAGATTTAATAATTAAAAACCATCTTGCACATATGAAGAAAGATATAGATCGTATCTTATATAGTTTAGGTGCAATCGGATTATTAGTAATAGGTCAGCTTCTTTACATTATCACTAAATAGTTGTATTAATTCAATTATGGGTTTCAAACGAATACTTGTAATATCGGATATGCATATTCCTTATCATCACAAGGATAGCTTTGCTTTTTTAAGAGAAATAAAAAAAGAATTTAAACCCGACTTCGTTTGTAATATTGGCGACTTATTAGACTTCCATGCTATCAGCATGCACACACACGATCCAGATTTATTTAGTGCAGGCCATGAACTTAGACAAAGTAAAAAATATGTAAAAGAATTAGAATCAATATTTCCAAAAGTTACAGAAGTAGAATCAAATCATTCTAGTTTAGTTTATAGAAGAGCATTAAAGTTTGGAATGAGTAAAGAATTTTTAAAAGACTATGGAGATTTTTTAGGTACAAAAAAATGGAAGTGGGTTGATGATTTAACTCTTACAATGTCAA